TCTTTAAACTGTATTTGATCACCATTTACATTTGATCTTATATTTTGTTTTTCCCTAGTTTTATTTTGATTTAGTATATAGTTTATTTTTTCTTCTATTTTGTTATCTGTGATCTCTGAGATAAAAATAGAATCACTAAATATTATTTGTTTAACCATTCTCCTGCGATCTATCTATCAGTGCGTAACTAATCGCTCCTTGAATTTTATTACTTCCAGTAGCTGCTGTTACCGTTATCGCATCACCCGCCTCTAGATTTAAACCTTGAGGTGTAGCGTTAACTTGTGTTTTAGCCGCTAAATCATTTCTAAAAAATTCATATTCTGTGCTTGAGTCTGAAGAGTCTACTAAATTCATATTTACTAAAATAGCTGACGAAGCATCGTTGTTAGCACAATAAACACTTTTTACTATCGCTGTTGCATCACTTGGACATGTAAAAACTGTGGTCTTACCTGTTCCTGCTTGTTTAAATCCTTGGTTTTTATATTGTATGGTCATATTAGAAAATAATTAAAAGCTTCTTGTTCATTTTTTAATTCTTGTTGATAAGAAGTGTTTAATTTATCTTGCATGGTTCGTATAGATTGAGTGACCTGTCTTTGATTATCTTCTTCATAAACAGGTGTTGGTTCTGGTATTAATATATCAACTCTAGCCATTAATAACCTGTTCTTCCTCTGCCGGTCTTATTAGAAAAGTTCTCATTCGTACCTGCTGATTTAAAACCACCTGATGAATCTGTAAGTCCTAATGAGCTAGCTTTTTGATATACATCTGGATTTGCTTGTTGTGCTCGACTTAAAGTATCCGCTGCTGCAAATTTTTGTAGTTCTGCAATTCTTGCTCTGCTTGCATCTGTTTGTGCTATTTTTCTGTTTGCTATGTTAGCAATTCTTCTCCGTGCAGCATCTGCTAATCCATAATTAACAGGTGTACCAAACAAACCACCTGATATAGGATTATAACCTTGCATAATACCCGAAGCAACTGAACCTGTAGACGTTAGACCATATTGATTTCCATAAAAATTTCTCATGTTAATTGCTCTAGGGTCTTGTTCAGGAATTAATCCTTTTAATAAACCTATACCTAAAGATTTATCTCCAAAAAGTTCTCTTAGACCAAAGCCTTGAATTAATTTTGAAAGACCTGAAGGTTTACTTCCTAAAGATTCTACTTGTTCAACATCTGGTTCATTAGCCACACCGGTAAGAGTATCAAAACCTAAAGAACGAATACCTCCGTTCATGTTTTGAGACATTTGATTTACGTAGTCATTATAATCAATATAATTAAATTTTGCTTGACTATTATTAAATTCTTCTTCTGTTAACATTATCCTCTCATTCCATCAGGTTGTACATCAGCTCTAAAAGTACCGTATCTCCAACTTTGATCTGTTGAAAGATTAGCTACTTTAACACTTGCAAATCTTGATCTTGCACGTGTATCCACTTTATCAGTTGAGCTTGTAATTGTAAATGGCCCTAAGGGCGAACTAGCTGCTGTGTTTGTTGGGTAATTTCTAAGATTTATTGTTATTTGTGCATCACCAACAAGTCTTTTAAAATCAGGTATAAACCTTCTAACACTCATAAAAAACTGCCCATCACCACCTACACTTAAATCAAAATCTCCAGATTGTATAAATGCTGGTATTGCTGTTTTATTACCTAAACTATCTACTTGGTCAACACCAATTTCATGACCATAATAAGTAGAAGCTCCGTTAGTATTAGTCACACCCTGTATTGTAGGAAAAGTAGGAGTTCCTGTATTACTAAATTCAGTTGCATAAGGGTGATCGAATAAAGTTGCATCATGAAACGTAGTTCGGGCAAGGGAACCAGTGGTCCAAGTATTTTCTGCATAATTATAAGTTACAACTCTATCTACATTATCAGAACTATTTTTAGGATAAAACCAATTTACTTCATCGTATAAATGATTCAAACCTGCATACACTTGTTCTCCTGCATTATAATTAATTCCTAAATTACTTCCTGTGTTTGTAAATACAAAATCTTCAACTAAACAAGGAACTGACTTTACTGTACCATCAAATACAAAAAAACCACCTGCTTGCCCCATCCACCAAACTTTACCATTTACATATTTCAGAGCGTGTTGACCAATTAGTCCACAATTACTTCCAACTTGCCGTATTGAAAACGTAAAAGGAGGACCAACAAATTGCATTACGTAAGCAGATGTGTCTGTCAATATCAAAATATAATCTTTACCTTTAGCAGCTCCAACAATTTTTGTTCCAGAATCTAATCTAAAAGTTCCAGCTGTATTTACAGATGTAGGTGTATAATCAGTCAAGGACTCTTGATCAGAAAATCTTATAAACATTTTGTCTTGTGTTGTTGTAGAACCAATAGTTGTTTCGGTACCAAGAATAACTAAGTGTCTATCTCTGTCAGAGACAATAGACATGACTGATCTGGTTGGTGCTCCACTTATAAGCACTGCTCTCGTAGTTAAAGCATTTGCATCTGAATTAATAGGATTCCAAGAGAAAGTTTTACCATTTTTAATTGTAGCAATTAAAACTTGACCAAAGTTATCTAATGACCAAGAAGCAGGATCAATAATTAAATTACTTGTCGTTGATGCAGAACCCCAAGTACCTCGTCCCCATGTCCCTGTGCCCCAACCGTATCCAGCGGTTGCATTTATAGGTCCGGGTTTAACATAAGGGTTAACGGTTGCTGATCCGGTGCCCGATGTAGTTCCTGATGCAGCCGATGCCATGGTAATTGTAAATTCGTTTGCTGCAGAAGTAATTACTTCAAAGGTGTTAGTTGTAAAATCAGCTGCAACATATCCTGCACCAGTTGGAGGAGTTACTGATGTAAAAGTAAATAAGTCTCCAGGTTCTAAGCCATGCCCTGCTTTGTTAACAGTCACTGTTGCCGATGTGTCTGTTGCATCAAAGGTGCATGATGTTAGAGCTGTATCTAAAGGGGTAATGTCATAAAAAGCACCTTCATAATATATTAATAAAATTTTGTTTGTTCCTATAGCTGAATATTTTCTACCATCTAAATCAGCATAAACTAATTGTTCTCTACCAGCACCTACGAATGTATCGGATGTAATCTGTTCCCAACCACCAATTTTCTCAGGAGAACCATATCTAAATCTTACAAAATCTCCATCAGTCCATTGACCTTCTGCTCCGGTCTCTGTAACTTGTTTATTAAATCCTGGTGCTATTTGTATGTTTGCTAAAGGCATAGCGTATTATAGCAGTTTTTTTAGTATTTGTTAACATCGGGGTCTTCTGTATCGTTTCCGTAAGTAACTAATTTTTTTGTTGTATCGTCAAATTTTAACTGCCATTCAGCTACCATTTTAATAAGAATATTACCAAAATTTTTAAAAGATCTTGAATCCATATATAATTTCTTTTTATCTTGTATTATTTTTATCTCATTCTCTGAGAATTCAATATCACAACTACCATCTTCATTTTGTTTAAATTTCATAATATCCTTTTTCTTTCATTTGTTTTAATTTGCTATCTGATAATTTTAAAAAACAATTAATAGCATAACGTGTTCCTTTTGTAATTTTTTCTGTCCCGTGAATCCAAATTGGTTCCGCAGGAAAAAACATTGTGTCACCTTTTCCTAAATTTACTTTATATCTACCATCAAAAAATCTAAATTCACCTCCCTCATAATTATCATTTAAATTAATTGAAATAGATCCTCTTACTTGTTTTGTAATATCAGAGTGATCTTTAATTTGAGTTCCCTCTTCATATTTAAGTATTCTTATATTATCAGTTTGACTTATATGTAAATCATTAAAAGAGGGACAAATATTTTGTTTTATATAATTAACGTATGATTGTAATGTTAAAGAAATAAGTTCTACTGCTTTAGCAAATACAGGTTGAAGTAATTCATATTTTTTATGATGTTCTGATAAACTTAAACATTTGTAATTGTCCCAAGTAATTTTTTTATCGTCATATTTATAACTATTTTCATGAGTGTGAAGTTTAGGAAAATAATTAAAAGCGTCAACAAATTGATCACACAAGTCTTTTGATACAAAATTTTTCTGTATGTGAATTAAATCTGTTATTTTATAATTATAAACGTTCGGGTAGTTTTGCATTTTCTTTACTTCCTTTTTTATCCCTTTGATCATTTTCATAATCTTTATATGGCCCATTTGCATCAACAAAATGTAAAAAAATTTGACTATGCCAATCACCCTCAAACTCTTCTCTCCAGTGTTTAACATCACATCCTAGATATATGGCAGCATCTCCCGAGTTCATTTC